GTGGTGCGAGTGGCCGGACTCGAACCGGCACGACCATTACAGTCTCTGGATTTTAAGTCTAGGTAATGTATAAACAAAACAAAGACTTAAATAAAATTCTGTAGGTAACAGTAAGCATCTCTTTAACATCATTTAAGATGCAATAGACGTACTAGATTCCTTAGTATTAAGCACTTTTACAGCTTCGTGCAACTGTTTTGGTGCGTGATGAGCATAGATCATGGTTGCCTGTATGCACTCATGTCCCATCCAATCCTTTACAACACCCAAAGGAACTCCCCTCTGGACAAGCCTTGTTGCACAGGTATGCCTACATAAGTGTGGTACATACCATTCTTTATCTTCGAACCCCAAGTGATCTCTAACCCTATTCCAAATAGTTCTCAGCCAATAGCTGTTATAAGGAAATAACTTATCAGTAGATCTAGCCTTTAAAAAATAAGGTCTTAGTATCTTTTGTACGTCATTAGTCATTGGTACAGATACAGGATTTTCACACTTACGATCAGGAAAAGTTATCTGGTTTAAATTAAAATCAACAAATCGTTTTTCCAACCCAAGCATTTCACTTAACCTAGCTCCTGTATCTATCAGACACTTAATAAAATCATGGTGTTCATGTAAACCCCAATGAAGATAAGTATCTAACATCTCCTGTTCCATATCTTCAGTGAAGTAATGCGTCCTACCCTTTGATTCCTTTAACCTTTTAGGAAACTTAATCATCTCCATGTGACCATCAGAAGCCATCTCCTCTAACGTAATCCGTAATGAAGATACTTTTTTATTAATAGTCTTATTAGAGTTATCAAAGGTTTCTCTGTGATAATCAATCAGAACATTAATCAAAGGTTCTGTTATTTGATTTACAGGCAGATCACCTATAGCTTTAATGTTGTGATTCATACGCATGATGTAGAAATCAGCGTCAGGTGTTCCACGTTTACGTCTGTTATAAACTGTCCGAATAGCCTGAGACAAACGTGGGCATCTCGGCTGTTGGACTTTCCCTCTGGGCATAGGTGTCCTCCGTTTTAAAAATGAAAATTAGTAATAGATCAAGTCAATAATAAAAGTCAAGCTTTTGATTAAAAAGAATTACGCACCAAATTAGTGCTTAAGCATTTTCCACGCATAAATTAATAGATGTAATTCATTAATTCTGCGTTCTGCATTTTCTATACGTTCATCTATTACTTTGTTACGGTCATATTTATACTTGGCTAAGTTCACTACGTTAGTCATTAGAAGTTTTGTACTGGGTTATCAATTCAGCAAGGTCTGATAATAAATCATCACATTGACCACGCAAATCATTCATAGATTCCTTGCCTTCATCAATCAACTTAGCAAGTTCTTCCAATGAGTACTCTCTTGTA